CGGGCACGACGCCGATGGCCTATCTCACGCAAGCACAGTTCGGACTGTACACGCTCGTGCCCGCCGAGTTTGTTGCGCGCATTGAAACCCAGTACCCGGGCTTCATCGACGGGCAGCTCGACCACCAATCCGCATTCATCGACGCGCGCTTGCGCAAGCGCTATGCGGCGCCATTCGACGAGCCGTATCCCTTGGTCGTGCAGGCATGGCTCGCGCGGCTCGTGACGATGAGCGTGTGGCTGCGCCGTGGCTTTTCGCCGACCGACGAAGAGGCCAAGACCTATCAAGACCAGTACACGCAGACGCTGAGCGAGCTCAAAGAAGCCGCCGACAGTGAGAACGGTTGGCTCGACTTGCCGCTGCGTGCGGACACCAAACAGACCGGCATCACCAACGCGGCGCCGCACGTGTACAGCGAGGCGAGCCCGTACGTGTGGCTCACGGTGCAGCGCAAGCGCGGCCGCAATGAAGACTTCAACGGCGGAGGCACGTTCACGTGACCAGCGCCAAAATGCAGATCGACAACATGCTGCACAAGCTCGACGAGGTTAAGCAGCTCGGCGTGCGCGCTGCGCCGTCGATCGTGCGCGTCATGGATGCCTACTTGCGACGCACCATCGCCGCGGGCACCGACCCTTACGGCAATCCATGGGCGCCGCGTAAGAGCGACGGCGGGCGCCCGTTGGTGCACGCCGACAAGACACTCAAGGTCACGTGGCACGGTCGACACATCATCGTTGAGATCCACGGCATCGACGCGCGACACCACAAAGGGGCGGTCAAGGGCCGTGTGAAGCGCCCGATCATCTTCAACAAAAAGGAGCTGCCGCCCGCGCTCGTCGAAGAGATACGCCGAGCGCTCGCCGCCGAGTACCAAGCGATCGTTGCAGGTGACTCGCCATGACTGAGATCTTGGCGCTCGAGCACCTTTACAACGGCGTGCGCGACTTCTTCACCGCGCAGGGTTGGGAGTGCTACCAGCCGTTTGGTTGGCGCGAGCCCGCACAACATCAGACTGCGCGCAACCGCATTGCATGGGTCCCGGGCGACCGTACCGGGTATATCGGCAACATCATCGGTCCGACGCAGCCGGGCGGCATTCCGCAGTACCTCGCGACGCTCAAAGAGACGTTCTATATCGTGGTGTCGACGTGGGCGGACGACGACGAGCCCGAGTCAGAGCTCTTGCAATGGCGCTCGACCCGCCACCTCTTCGACCGTTGGTACACCGCGGCGGTGCACACGGCGCAAGGCACCTTCGAGCTGCTCCGACCTGAGTGGATTCAGATCCACAAGGAGCGGCGTTCAGGCGCAGCACTTGCGATCACGGTTTCGATTCAGTCGCCGATCGCCGACCAGTCCGACGACACGGTCAACGTCCCGAGCGATACGCCGGGCGCAACGCCGCCGCGCGCCGTGATCGACATGAGCCTGCTCGATGTGACCGAGCCCGTGGTCACGGGACCGCCGCCGCCCGAAGCGACCGCGTGCTCGAGCGGACCACTCGTGCTCGCGAACGAGCAAGTCGTCGACGGGCGTGGCTGCATCGACGGCGACGTCGTGCTCGCCAACGGGCAAGACGACTTGACCGAGAACGGCTTGTATACGGTCGTCGACGGCGGGCCATGGGTGCGCACTGCCGACGTGCTCGTGCAGGGCTTGTTCGTGCGCGTGCTGCCGGGCGGCGTCGTCAACGGCGACACCGGATACGAGCTCGTCACTTCCGATCCTGTGGTCGTCGGCACCTCGCCGATCCTCTTTCAATTCTTGGGACCCTTCACGGGCGACGGAGACGACACATGACACAACCCAATGTCACGATCACCGAGCTCGACGGTGCGCTAGGCAATCTCGCGACGGGCGGGTTGCTGGCGTTGATCGGCGTGAGCTCGAGCGGACCGCTCAACATGCCGGCGACGTTTGCGCGCATCGCCGACGTGCAGACCAACTTCGGGGCCGGGCCGCTCGTCGAAGCGGCAGCGCGCGCGATCGACCTGTACGGGCAACCCGTGTGCGTCGTGCGAGCCGACACCGGCACGCCGGCGAGCCTGAGCGCGGTCGACGTGACGGGCGTTACGGGTACGTCGGTCGTCACGGTTGACGCGAGTGTGCTGCCGTACGACAGCTATCAGGTCGTCGTCAACGTCATCACGGGCGGCACAGTCGCCGCTGCCGGGATCGAGGTCACGTACAGTCTCGACGGCGGCATCAACACGAGCCAACCGCAAGCACTCGCGACCGATGACTTTCTTCTTATCGCCGACGCCAACATCAAGGTCATGTTCGGCACGGGCACGCTCATCGCCGGCGACGTCGTCACGTTCTCGAGCTTCGCCGGCAAGCCCGACACTGCGACCTACAGCGCGGCGATCGACGCGCTCGGTCAATCGCAGGTCTCGTGGCGCGTGTGCTCGATCCTCGGCGCGGTGACGCCGGCGGCGGCGGCGACGATCGACCAGAAGTTCGTCGGTCTGCAAGCGAAGCACAAGCCGCGGTATTTCTGCGCCAACACGGCGTTGCCCGACTTCGTGACGGGCCAAAGCGAAGCGGCTTACCTGTCGATGCTGTCCGCGGCGTTCGCCGACTACGCGACGAAGTTTGGCACCGTGTGCGCGGGCGCGGTGCAGCTGCCGAGCTCGGTCTCGGGTCGACAGTACAAGTCACCGGTGAACTACGCCGCGGCGCCGCTCATCGCGAGCGTCGACGAAGATGTCGACGTCGCCGACGTGAACATCGGCAACATCCCGGGCGCGCGACTGTCGGACAACAACGGCAACCCGCTTGCGGGCTGTCACGACGAGTCGCTCAACCCGGGGCTCGATGACGCACGGTTTCTCACGCTGCGTACTTGGGTTGGATTGCAAGGCGTTTACGTCAACCGCCCGCGCATCATGTCGGCGCAAGGCTCTGACTTCTACTTGGTGCCGCACCGCCTGGTCATGAACCTCGGCGAAGATGCGCTGTATCAGTACCTGATTCGCCGCTGCAACCAAGGTGTGCCCGTCAACAAAAAGACCGGGTACATCCTCG